GACCATCGGCGAGGTGATGCGCGCATGCAGGCATTACTTCCCTGCCGACTATCAGGACGGCGAATGGTCGCTGGAGGGCGGTATGCTGCTGCCGGAAAGCGAGATGACCGACGGGCTGATCGCCATCACCGGCAGCACAGGGCACAACGGCGTATGGATGCTGCGCAACGGCTGCATCGATACCATGACGGATGAGCGCTGGAACGGTCGCGTATGGCTGCTCGCGCCGCCGGAGGATTTCCTGAATATCTGCCGGGCTATCGAGAGCTGGCGTGCAACGCATCCAGCGCAGACGGTGGCAGGCGAACGCTTTGGCGAATACTCGGTGCAGTACGCAACCGGCGGACAAAGCAAGCCCGGCGACTGGCGCGATGTGTTTGGCGAAAGGCTGCGGCCGTATCAGCGAATGTTCGCGGAGGTGCCGCTGTAAATGATCGAACGCTATTATGAGGCCTTCCGTCGCGTCGACATGGCGGCGCAGTGCGACGGCGCGGGCGCTGCCGATTGGGAACTGACGGCTGGCGAAGCGTTCTCCGCCGGACTGTGCGGCGCAAGCAGCGCGCCCATCACCGCAGCGGAGCAACGAGAGGCAAGGGTCAGCGCTGTGCTGCTGCACCCGCGCGGAGTCACGCTTCGCTGTGGCGATATGATCCGGCGCGAACGGGACGGCGCAGTGTTCCGCGTGCTTTCAGACAGCGCCGACAGCCAGACGCCGGACCATTCGGCACTGGATATTGCCCGAACGAAGGTAGAAAGGCTGGTGCGCGTATGACGGTCACGACCATGCTGATGAAGCTCCACGACTTTTGGGCGACAGCCGGTCTGCCCGTATGGCTTGAGGGACATGCGCCGGACGCACAAGCCGCGCCGTATCTGCTGTACACCGCGGGGAAGGGCGATTTTGGCGAACCCTCCGCCGTGACGGCCACGGCATGGTTTTCCGGAGCCAACGCCGCAACGCAGCGGCAGCGCTTTGCGCTTGTGGCCGAGCGAATGCTGCCGCAGGCCGGCGTACGGATTGTTACATCCGACGGCATGCTGCTTCTGGACAGACCGAAGGACGGCGTATTTTTATCGCTGACGGCTGATGAGAACGACCCGGCACTGCTGGGGCTCCGGATTCATGCCACCATGCGCGTATACGGCTGAAGCAGGAATGAAAGGAGATGATGAGCGATGATCACAGGAATTCACGACGGAACATGGCAGAACCTTCAGCTGAATGCCGGGGTATTTCTGAAAAACTTCGATTTTTCAGGCGTCAGCACAGTTGGTGAGCTGAAAACGCTGATCGCCGACGCGATGCTGGATGAAAACCACATCATGGGCGCAACGCGGGGCGGAGGCAGTTTCCAGTGCAAGCCGATGCTCCGATCGGTGGAAGCGGACGGGCTGCGCACCGCCTGTCGGGGCTCGACGGTCAACGACGGCTGGAGCGTGCGCATGACGGGCACACTGCTGGAAATCACGCCGTCGAACTTTGGCTGCGCATTGGGCATGGTGGAAACGAGCAAAAACGGCAAGGCGACCATCCTGCAGCCCAGGGAGAAGCTGAACGAGAGCGACTTTCTGCCCACACTGTGCTGGATTGGCGATACTTCGCGCGGCTTTATGCTGATTGAGCTGCTGAACGCGCTGAATGTGAAGGGTGCGCAGTTCAGCTTTCAGGACAAGGGCGAGGGCGCGCTTCCGTTTGAATTTCAGGCGCACACAGCGGACGTGAACGATGCGAACGCGCCGTGCAGGATTGTATTTCTGGAAGAGGAGGCGGCTTGATGAAGCTGAGTGAAATGAACGCGGCGCAGCTGGCGCAAACGATGTGCGACCTGGTGCCGCCGCTATGCGCCATCGCAGCGGACAAGCGGGTGGCGGAAGCGCTGGAGCGTTTTGCGGAGGACGACGACGGCAAGGAACCGATGATTGCGCGAGGCGCGGCGCTGCTGGGCTGCCTCGTGCCGCTGCTTTTGCGCACGCATGCGGACGAGTTCTTCCGAGCGGCTGCCATCCTGACGGGCAAAAGCGCAGACACGCTGCGCAGACAGTCTGGACTGGCAACCGTGCGGGAGCTGCGCGCATGCTGGGATGAGGATTTGGCCGCTTTTTTTACCTGTGCTGCCGCTGCAAAGCAGGCGCGCTGCTGACGGCAATGGCCGGGCTGCACGTAACCATGCACCCGCGCGCGCTGGCGTATTGGCTGGCCAGTCTGGACGGCATGCAATGCGCACAAGCAGGCCGTCAGCCGACGGCGGCGGAAATCCATGGCAGCATACTGAAAAAAATCAGGGAAGGAGCGGTGAATGATGCAATGGAGTAAGCAAGCGGCAAGCCTTGCTGGGCTGCTGAGCGACATGCGCCGCACGCTCGACGCTGGAAACGCGGCGCAGAACGATCTTTACGACACTGGCGCGCCTGCATCGCCCCTTACCGGGATGCGACCGTGGGGCACTGCGCTTTCAGCGGTTGGGGCGGCTGTCACGCATGAAATCGACTACCCCCGGCTTGCGTCGGCCATTGCGGCGGCCATGACGGGCGTGACGGTGCAGATGGACGGGCGTACGGTGGGCGCGCTGGTAGAACCGACGGTATCGGAGAAGATCGCGAAGGCGACGAAAATGAGGAGGTGATTGCGTGCAGACACGGTTTTCGGTACAGGTGAACGGGCAAGAGCTGCACGACATCGCCGATAGCATTTACATTGTGGACGTACGGGAGGAAGCGCCGGACATCGACATCAGGACGAGCGGCGCGGCGCGGCCGTACGGGCGGCACATCACGGGCATGAGGCGGGAAACGCTGACGGTCGAGGTGGTGTGCGAAGTACACGAATACGACGTGACGGCGCGCGCTGCGGTGGTGCAGCAGATGGCCGCATGGGCGCAGGACGGGTATCTGACGGTGAACTACAGGCCGGGGCAGCGCCTGCGGTGCGTATGCGAGGTGCTGCCGTCGGTCGGATCAGCGCTGAGATGGACGGAGCGGATTGCGATGCGGTTTGTGGCGGTCGATCTTCCGTTTTGGGAGGACGCTGCCGCCGTATCGGCGACGGATTCCGGGGTATCGGCGTACGGGCTGAAGAGAAGCGCGGGAAGCGGCTTCACGGCGCTGGAGGCGCGGGCTGAGGCGGAGATCACGGCGACGGGCTATGTGACCATCGTGACGCTGCAGACAGACAGAAGCGCGATGGTATTCACGGGGCTAAACATGTCGCCGGGCGAGACGCTGCACATCAAGTACGGGCTGAACGGCATGCAGGAGATTTACATCAGCGGCGGAGGCGGCACGCGCAGCGCGATGCACTGCCGGACGGGCGAAAGCGCGGACGATCTGCTTTTGACCCCGGGTACGGGGGTCGCCTTCACCAGTGACGGCGGCGCGTCGGCGACGTTCCTTGTAAGGAGGCTGTACGCATGACGGACATGATTCCGGCGCTGCCGAGGCTGCTTGGCAGCTACGGCACGGGTGAAATACGGCGGCTGAACCCGCTGGAAATGTCGCTGGTAGAGGTGCTGTCGGGGATATCCTACGCGCAGATGACGCTCAGCCGGGCGGAGGGCGCAGGGATTGAGCCGGGCGCGCTGATCCGGCTGTACACGAACCAGGGCGACATGGGCGTATACCGCGTGCAGGCCGTGACGGAAGACGAGGACACGGCTGTTCTCGACCTTTCGCACGGCCTTGTTACGCTGACGGACACGGTGATTCCGCCGAAGGAAACGGAGGACTCCGGGAGCAGCGGCTCCGGGAGCAACGGCTCCGGGGATGAATCCGGGGACGGCACGGAAAGCGGCGGCGCAGGAGATACCGAAGGCGGCGAAACGGGCGGCGAATCCGGGGATACCGGGGACGGCACGGAAGAAAAGCCTGAGGAAAAGCCCGAAGAAAAGCCAACGGAGCCCAAGGGCGAAACGGTACCGCTGCGGGAGGCGATTCAGACGCTTTTCAACGCGCAGCCCGTTTCCTGGTGGACGCTGGGCGCGGTGGAAGTGCCGGATTCCTCACCGGTGACATGGTCATACGACTACGACACGCTGTGGGAGAAGCTGACGGCGCTGATGAGCAACTTCCCGGCGTACATGCTGACGTTCGACATGTCTTCACGGCCGTGGGTGCTGAACGTGGTGCTGGCCCCGACGGCGGCGGACTGCGAGCTTCGATACAACAGGAACCTTGAAACGGCCTCGATCACCTACGACCGGTCGGAGCTATGCACGCGGCTGTACGTCGACGGGATCAAGGAACCGATCGACGCGGACACGATCGGGGTATGGGGGGTGGTCAGTCAGGCGATGACGGGCGACCCCGATTTTGACGAAGCATACTGGCGGGAAGAAGCGCGGCTGTACCTGGAACGGTACAAGAATCCGGCGCTGTCGGTCACGATTGAGGCGGCGGAGCTATCGCACCTGACGAGCGAACCGCTTGACCGGCTTGTTTTGGGGCGGATGTGCCGCCTGGCGCTGCCGGACCGGGGCGCGGTGGTGAATCAGCGAATCGTCGAAATGCAGTGGCGGGACGTATACGGCGACCCGGAACGCGTGCGGATCAGCATGAGCAACGCGGTGGCGGATACGGCCTCGATCCTGTCGGCGATGCGCGCGGAATACAGGCGCAAAAGCAAGCAATCGCTGACGAAGCTGAAGGACATGTACAGCTCGATTGAGGAAATCGACGGGAAGCTGGCGGCGTTCGTCAACGAAGTGAGCATTGAGCTGGACGCGATGAACGCGACGATCGCGCTGAAGGCCAGCCAGACGGCGCTGGACGAGCTTTCCGCGCGCCTCACGGCAGCGGAAATCAAGATTGACGGCATCAATGCGACGATCGACCTGTCGGCGATCTACAAGCGGCTGGATGAGTTGGAGGACTTCCAATCGTCCGCAAGCATCCTGATCGACGGCATGAACGCCAGAATCGAACTGAAGGCGGAGCAATCCGTCGTCGACGAGCTGGGTGAGCGGATTTCAAAGGCCGAAATCCTGATTGACGGCGCGAACGCGAAGATCGAGCTGAAGGCCAGCCGGGAGGAAGTAACCGCGCTGGAAGAAAGGCTCTCGCAAGCGGAAATCGACATCGACGGCGCGAATGCGAGAATCGACCTGAAGGCAAGCCAATCTACGGTGGATGATCTGGCCGAACGCGTATCATCCGCGGAGGTAGCCATCGACGGCGCAAACGCGCGCATCGACCTGAAGGCCAATTCCTCGACGGTGAACAGCCTGAGCAACCGCGTAGCGTCCGCCGAGCTGACGATCGACGGCATGGAGGGCGAAATCTCCAGCAAGGTCAGCAAGAACGGCGTGATTTCCGCCATCAACCAGACCTCCGAGAGCGTGACGATCAGCGCGAGCAAGATCAACCTGTCGGGGTATGTGACGGCGACGGAGTTCAACGCGCTGGAAACCACGACGAACAGCCTCAAGGCGACGCAGAG